ATTGTATTGTTCCGTGAGTGCTTTCTTTTTGTCCTCCATCTTGATTGACCTTTGGATTGGATCTTCAATAATGATATTGAATTCTCCTGCGATGTCTTTTTTACTAAGTTTCTTGTATGTCCCACTAAGTCCTCAGAGTACTCTTCTGATTACTTTCTTCTTACTATTTCTCCAATAGTACAGCATGTACATTCTGTAAAGTACGGCGAAGTCTTCGGATCAATAAGAAAGGATTTGATTCTGAAGGGTTGTCATCATGTTAGCATTGATTTTCTGTATCTTACTTTGAGTTGCTGTATTTGGATTGGAGTTTTCACTGAGTCCGAGTCCTTGTCCTACTGCACTTGCGAAAGATTCAGCCATTGCTTTGTTTTTTATCATATTGAGCATGTTGTAGATGTCCCCTGCTACTGCTTGTTGTGGGAGTTCATATACCATTGAATTGATGGATTTTGTCATATCTCTCATCTTGATTGGATACCATCTGTTCTTGAGACTTTGGTTTTTAAAACTCTCCTTGTTTTTTAGGAATGCCTCCTCATCAATGAAGATGTTCCCTCCTGTTGCCTCACGAGTTGCTTTGATTTTAAACAAGTTGAGCATTAGTTCCTCTGTTCTGTGTGAGTCCTCGATAATATCTACGAGTGAGACTCCCCATCGGTCTGATCCCTCATAAGCAAATCCTGTTACTGCTATTGGCATCCTATTTTTTCATCTCCATTTGGTTTCAGGTACATCGTAAATGTCGAGGATGTATTCTCCTAACATTAACACGAGATAGAGTTCTCCCTTGATGTACGTGTAGTGGTAGTGGATTGTTACCATTCATGAAACTTTATCATAGAAGGTATTGATGTTCCTATGGAAACTGTCCGTTGTTTTCTGTGAGTCGATGAACTCATCGTAATGACAGCACACTCGGTCTTTGAATTTGTTTTTCACATCGAGTTCTTTGAGTTGGTCTATCGTGATGATTCTATCAAATCAAAAGAAGGGATAATCTTTCACGAGTTTTGTCCCATCGTTGTAAGGGTACACGAATCTTGGATCAATTCTTTCTACCGTTGGACAGAGATTATCTTCATCAAATCCTGTAAATAATTGAACAAATTTTCAGTATTTGCAGATGTCCTCGAGTCCGATGTATTTATCAAAATCTCGGTTGTTTTTCGTGTAGTCTGATTTATACATGTCTGAGAAGTTTCTTGCCTCTTGCTGAAAGAGTACATCTTCATCTTCTCGTACCGTGTCAGGCTCATTGATGATGCAGGTTGCTTGGATCGTTCTCATAACAGACCAAAAAATCTGACTCTTTAACTTCTCCTCATTTGTTTTTGCAGATCGTAGGTCTTTCTGTGTATCAAATTGAGAGTTTTTGCTCCTGTTTGCATTGTATCAATGCTCATACTCCCTTAGGATTTTCTGTCTTAATTCATCAGTAAGTTTTATCATTTTTACCTTTCTTGAGAATAAATGCTTTGTTTTGTATCTTCTTCCCCTAAGAGATAGAGATACATCCTCATGATTAAAGTATCGAGGAGGTCAGGACTTCTTCAGATTCTCTCTTTCATCATATCCTTTGATTCTATCCTTGTTTTGCTATCGATAGACTTCGGATCAATGTAGAGATTCATCATTTCTTGCTCCAATGTTTCTCGATCCTTTTCTCTATCCAAGTGTTCCCATCTTATAGCGATTTCCTTTTTTTGTACTTTCTCTTGGAGATAGAATGCACATTGTGATTTGAGGTTGTGGTAGTTTTGCTTTGATGCGATTGGCACTGGTTTTGAATTATTGATGAATGCTCTGCAGTATGGGAGTCCATCGACTACTCATCATCCTACTCCATCAGCATCTATCACGACATCCGACCGATCTATTCCGTATTGTCTTACGAGGTAGGTTATCGCCTCTTTCAGATCTTCAGTTGAGCTCTTGGCGTAGGTTTCTACTCTGATCCAAGTGTTCCCTTTTCGTACGGATATTCTCGCCGTGTCCTTTCAGTATCTTGCCACATCGCAGATCAAACAGTATTTATCTCACTCTCTTTTGTTGGTTTTCAGATCGTGGATTTCACTTACTTTGAATAATGCTCGTACATTATCTGAGAAGTCCCACTCTCCGTAGAGAAGTCTTTTCTTTGTTTGTTCATTTGCTCTTTCGAGGTTTGCGATGTACTGCTCTCAAATGAAAGGGTTATCGTTTACTAATGCTTTGATGAATATGGACTTGTCTTGGTCTTTATGTTTTCAGAGAAAGTATCTCTCGTATACGTGTCACGGATTCGGATTAAATGTTTCAAGGACTTTTCAGAGAATGTTGTATTCCTCGTTCTTTTGTCTTCCTACTCTCGTTTGGATGATCTCGATTCATTCAATCGGACATTCAGCAGATTCCTCTATGAATGCTCCTGTTAATTCAAGCGATCAGAATCTGTTGTATAATGGATCGGATGGATAGTAGCATCACTCCACTAAGACAATCTCTGAGCCGTTCTTGAATTTTATCAATGAGTTAGTTGGATTAAGTATCCCTCTGTATTCTTCACTGATGTTGTAATCAGAAAAAAATTTCATCATTGATTTTACCGTTGTTGCTTTTACGTTCTTGATCGTATCTCTGACCATTGCATATCTCACTCACGGATATTTCACACACATAAGCCATAATCGGATCGTTCAGAGGTATGTTTTCCCTCATCCTGCTCCTCATCCAAAGCCTACCGAAGTATGCTCTCCATCAAGGAGGACTTTCAGTGCTTTCATTTGTAATTCAGAAAGCCTGATCTGTTTTACTTCTTGCATGTTATACATCTTTTTTGGATAAATTGGCACTTTTTTTTATCTCTCTGTATTTTCTCCTGTATCTCTCGTACTCCACACTCTCGTTTAATGTTTTTATTTGTGATGATACTCGTGTTTGGTACTCATAGAGAGAGATGTCTTTTATGCTCCTTTCTTGGTCTTCCTGTTGCCTCAAAAATTCACAGATTTTTTCTATACAGATTTTATTTCTGTGATTCTCCACTTCTTTAATGGATGCGAGGTTTACCATTGCTTTACTCTTGTAATGTAAATTCAATTTGAAGTCACTGTGCAGTAGTACCGTTGCTTTGGTCTGTTTCCTGTTGCATGTTGATTTGAGTTGGTTTTGTTTTGTATCTCTCATCCGTTTTCTCTTTGTATCGTTTTGAGGTGCTGACATCTCCATCTCTGATTGCTTTTGCTATGGTACGGTCTGCCATTGTATCCACATAGGACATTGCCTTGTCCATTTTGTTTTTAAACTCCTCATTTGTATTGTACTCATTGTAATAGGCATTTGTTCCAATACCTGCCATTCTACAGGCAGTAACCACAGAACTATTCCAGGAGAAAAGCTCCTCGAGTTTCGCGATTACCTCAGGAGTCATTACAGTCGGTCTTCAGGTTTTTTTCTTCCCTGTTTTTTTATCTATCCTGTATGTTCTTTTCCCTTGTTTTGTCATCACTGTTACTTTTTCTTTTGGTCTTGCCATTTTCTTTTTGTTTAATGAATTAAAAACTTGTATGCTAAGTTTTCGTTTTGTCCTCTATAGTACGTTATCATCTCCAAGATCTCAGGTGTACTAATCTTGCAGACTTCTTTGGATTTTCTGATTGCCTCATCGATGGTTTCTATTCCATACTTTTTTTGCATCCATCTCGTGTATTCGATGTAGTTTCCGTTCAGGATTACGTTGCATCTCATACATCCTGCATGGCAGTTATCCTCATCCCATCTAAAAGCCATCACACTCCTTTTTATGAAGTGCATATTTTGTGCTTTCTGCCACGGCATCTTTGCTCAGCAGAGAGGACAGGTTACTATCCCTTTCTTGTTTGCATCTCTCATTCTGATGAAGAGTGAGAATTGTTTATCGAGTTCTTTGATGAGTTTACTCCTTGTCATTGTATTACTTGTTTTCTTTTTCTTCTTTGTCGTTTTCATCTTGTATGTCATTGAATAAATCATTGAGATTGATTTCTCTGTTCAGACACTTGATTTGTTTTTTTGTCTGCTTTTTGTATCTCTTTAGAATTGCTTGTACATAGTGTGGATCAAGTTCTATGATTCAGCAGATTCT